AATGAATAAATTTTTACAGAAGTGTCATAAATAACAACACTTGTTTCGTCATAATTAAAAAAGAGTCTTGATTCAAAGGTTGTTGTGTTTGTGTGAAATTGATCTGTTACAATGTTGTTAAATGCACTGTCACTTGTGATGTTATAAACTCTAACAACATATTCGTTAGTAACCGCCCTCGTCACAGTAGCGAAATATTTGCCCGTCCTGGAAATGTACATTTTTATAAACGTTTCTCCACCAAATGATAGATCTGCACCATCTATTTGTGGCGTCGCCGTAAATAAACGAATGTCGCGATTACGCTTGAAAACTTTTATACTAAACCCAGTGAATGCCAGAAATATAAGACCGTCATTTGATATACGAATCGAGGATATAGCTAACACAGGTAGTGTCTGTGTTGCATTTACATCATATGACGTGTTCGCGTTGAATAAGATAGAATTAACGTTTTGTGTGACAAGTGCCTGGTATCCTACACCATAAACATTACTTCCGGTGTCCGTACTGTTTTCAACTCCCTGAACGACAATATCGTCGTAATTTTCAACGGATCTCGTAATATTTTGGAGTTTGATATAGTCTGTTTCGTTGTACGCCTTTTTAATTGTCAGTAACGTATTTGTGTCATTTATGCTGGTGTACATACCACCGTCACCCTGATATCTATACACTTCAGTCCAGCGTGAAGTGGAAAAGTCGTAAACGTATACTATACCCACACCACTATAATCAACGTCGTACGGTTCGTTGACGTTGTATACAAACATTGAGGTTCCCAGGTTATTTAGAGTGATGTCACCAATCTCATATAATTCCAGTACTTGTCCATAGGCAATCCATTCATCATTAGAAAATTCGAAAATATTAACCTCGTTTGTACTATCAAGTGCAATCACGATTATGTACCCATTAGAAGATAACCCGACAGTCGCCCCCGATGACGCCTGAAAAACAATTTGGTCTCCTAGTTGCAAATTTGTTGTTCTGTTGTATACGAAATAACTGTCGTTGATGATACCAGTCGTTATTGTACCATAGGTACTCCCATCTCTTGAGAGTGCCACTAAATCTGTCATAGTTCTAAAATCATAGCCAGTCCCATTCCACTCCCATAGACCGTGGCCTATTTGAGCGATGACGTTGCCATCATCTGAAAACTGGACATCACCAGACACACTATCGGTTGACCTCTGTACCCACTGATCATCTTCGTAACGGTAAATTCCCGATGAGTTCACGATGACATTCAAAGCGGGTGAAACGGTACCATCACCACCGAAGGCCGTCTTCCCTGTAATTTCGATGTTGTTATTGACATTAGAAGCGAACGATAATCCATCATTCGATACAACCATGATATTGGACGTAAGTACTTCACTCGACTCAACTTCGTAGTCCAGTGTAACTGTCTGGACAGCGTCATCGACGGGTGGATCCGTCTTAACGACGCAGTCTTCAATTTCCCTAAACTTAATCTCGATGGTGACTTCTTGATAGCACATGGCACAGAGTGGGATGGCAAGTTCTGGTTTCTGGTAAAAGTAAAAGGGAATGTCGACGAAGAGTTTACGAGATGTCGTGGCAGGTCCGAGATGTCCCAAGATGACACCACTCGCGACTGGAACATTCGATGTACGATCGGGATATTTACCAATCAATTTTTCCAGGGCTTTCTGTTTAGTCTGTGTATAGTTATGTTCGGAGTAGATCTGTAGATAGTCACTTGGGATATGTTGGATTTTTTCATCCCCGATGTACATGTCGACGTATTCAATCATGGCATGGCCGATAGATTCGACGTAGCCAGTACGAGTGATTTCGGCTTCGGCTATGGGATTCAGTTCCACGTCCAGACTAATCGTCTTGATCAGATCACCTTGATCTTTGGGAATGGTGAGACGAATCGTCTTTCCGAATTCTGGTTCGCTATCGACATCCAACTTTACAAACTGTGTAGTATAATTCGTATGTTTTTTGAATAACTGTACGAAGTGTGAATAGTCTGGTTCGTCCGTGAAGTATATGTCCTGGACACCCTTCGTTGTAAGCTGAATGCGACCAGCCATTACTACTATACCCCTTTAAAATTTTAAACCTGCGAGACCGCTCTGGATGTGTAGAATATTATAGTTGATGGCGTATACTCTGACGAGTACATTTTCAATAGATGGTTCGATAGTGATTGTCATGCGTTTATGGAAGATCCGACTCATGTTCACATGCCCCGATGGTGTATGTTGTTCAGGGCTATCAGCGAAACTATACATGCCAAATGTGTACCCCTCTTCTGGACTATTCACGTGATGTAAAAGTGGTTGTTCGTAGGTCATGAATAAATGGTCAGCGTCGATGACGTTCATATCATTAAAGTCTAATGTGACATGTTCAATCTTTACGTGCTCTTCTCCCTTCTTACCGATGAAGAGTAATTCTCGAATAGGGTGTTTGAAATTGAGCATGAAGGTCTTGATGGTTTCACCTGGTTTGAAAAGAATCTGTGACACCTGGAGTTGTGTGATGAGGTACTCGAGGGGCATCGACTGAAGATACATTCGCTCTTCGTCACTCACGAAAACAAATTCCGTATCCAGCGACATGTTCTTTATGACTGAGTCAACACCGGATCCGGGGATGGTTCCATCGATGATGTTCTCCAGGGGGTTGAGTTTAATCACGACTTCGACGAGTTGTTTAGAGATGGCTGCCGTCGGTATCGACAATGGGGATGCTCGGTTAAAATAGAATGGGATATCGATAAAGAATGTATAGTCACCCGCGTAATCAAGAACTTGACTTCCATGTCCATTCAAAAAGTACAGCGTCTGTTCAGCATCATCGATCGTGTTATGAAGCTGTTGTTGCATGTACATGTATTCTCCTGTTACACGCTCGATGAGCTGCCCACCTATATACAGGTCAACCGTATCTATCAATCGCGTACAGAGAGACGGTACATATGTCAGGCCACCACCGGGTGCTGTTAAAAGGAACTTGACTGTCATACCCTTGATCAGATCACCTTTATTCTGTGGAATGATACATCGTAGCTCCTTTCCAAAATCGATGGTCCCATCGAAGGGTGTTTCGATTTGTTCCAGAGCAAACTTTGTGTGTTTTTTAAACTTTGTGAGAAAGTATGAAAAATCTGGATCACCTGTGAGCCAACGATCCTGAACGCCGGTCACTGCGAGTTTTGCAACCCCGGACATATCTACTATGTGTGAGTAAAATTTTATGAAATAAAACGGGACACTACAGTAGAATGAATCTTCAGTTGAAGAAATTCAACCCCGCGACCATGACAGATGATCGTGTGTGTGTCTTCATAGGTAAGCGTAACACGGGGAAATCGACATTGGTCAAGGATATCATGTTCCACAAGAAGCATCTTCCAGCAGGAATCGTACTCAGTGGAACAGAGGAAGGTAATCATTTCTATTCCGAGTTTATCCCTGATCTATTCGTCTATGGTGACTACGATCGTGAGGCGATAGAACGTGTCATGGCTCGACAACGTAAACTCGTTGGTTCTGGAAAAACAAATTGTGGAGCCTTCATGTTGTTGGACGATTGTATGTACGACAACAAGTTTTTGAAGGACACGTGTATTCGTCAATGTTTCATGAATGGTCGTCACTGGAAAATCTTCTTCATGTTGACGATGCAGTACTGTATGGATTTACCTCCGGCACTTCGAGCCAACGTTGACTACGTCTTTCTTCTCCGAGAGAATATCCTCCAGAATAGGGAAAAGTTGTACAAGTCATTTTTCGGTATCTTCCCATCCTTCGATATGTTCAACAAGGTGATGGATGCTTGCACGGAAAACTATGAGTGTCTCGTGTTGGACAATACAGTCAAGTCCAACAGGATTCAGGATTGTGTCTTCTGGTACAAGGCGAGTATCCGCAAAAATTTTCGAGTCGGTGGTCCAGATCTATGGGCAGCACACAAAAAGATGTACAACCCGAAGTACATGTCTCAACAGGAAGGGGATGCGAAAAAGGCTGGTAAAAAGACGGCATTGACCATCACGAAGAAGAAATAACCAGGCTGCGTGTTTCTCTTTTGTAAAAAACATAGAACACTATTAAATGACGGACATCCGTACCATGAATTTATCCGACAATGGTGACAACGGTATGGTATCGTTGAATCCTTCGACGTCATTTGTTTCGCATAATTCTGACGAAAAAAATGTCAGTGAAAATAAAGTTACCATGGACTCTACACCGATTTCCGAACTCATGGGACAGCCCGAACCCGTCGAACAGCAGATGATGCCCACACAGATGCCTGTGCAGATGCAGATGCCGATGATGGCTGCAGCTCCTGCTCCCCAACCCGTGGTGACCGAACCTGTCAAGGCTCCCGAGGCTAAGAACCCCTTCAATCTGACTGATCAGCAGATGCAGGCTCTCATCGTTTCTGCTTGTACGGCTGCGGCGATTAGCACACCCGTGCAAGAGAAGCTTGCGACTATGATTCCTCAGTTTCTCAACGACGCTGGTCGTCGTAGCCTCATCGGCCTAGGTGCGACTGGCGTCGTCGCTGCCGTTCTTTTCCACATCAGCCAGAGCTATGTGCTCAGGGCTTAGGGTATCTGTTCCCACCCCATGTTACTGTAGATCGACTTGTCTACACCCAACATATACGTAAGTACCGCACCAACTATGAACGCGGCTAGAAATAAGAGACTCACTTCTAAACTCTTTTTTCTATCCTTGCCATAATCCTTAATCTGTCCCTTCAACGTTTTTACCACACGTGTCAAACCTTCGACGAGAATGAAGGCGATGATCGTCGACGAAAAGAAGAAACCCTTATCCACAGCCAACTGGGGTACCTGACCCACGATAAGACGGAGTGCATTGGGGATGACGATGGTCATCAATGTAATGTTCGCCCAGTAATCCCTGGTATACATGGGTACCATGGGTAAAGCAAATACAAGAACCCACATGATGATTGCCGTGGCGACTGTCGCGACGGGTGTTTTCATTTGATGTATGCATAGATTATTTATCCTGGACGTGCATACCACAGAACGGTGTTTCGTTGGGGATGGGTTCGTAGATGTTCAAACGAACACAAATGGCTTTAAGTTTATTGTACTTGTCCCAATACTTTTCTGAATGATCGTACTCATCAACCATGCAGTGACTAAGTTCGTGGATGAGGACATGGAAAATTTCATTCACTTCGCCATCGATGCATAGACCAATCTCAGAACCCTTATTGAGATTATAGCCGACCGTACCACGAAGACCATAGTGAGCGGTGATGGGTATGCAGCGTTTGAGTTTCTGAAACTCTGTACCATCGACATTGTTTCTCAAAATTTCGTAGCGTTCCCTGACGATTCGTAATTTTTCGGGTTCAAATGTCAACATGTAGATGTAGATATTAATAATGAGTAACGCTACGACGACTATCATTTTCTATATGTAAATATAAATTTACTGTAGAGCTCCGAAATATGACTCCCCGAGAGATTTTCCCACAGTGTCAACGTAAACCCACACGACTCTAGACTATTTATGAGGTGATCTCTATAGGCGACCGGTTCAGACTTTGGACCATCGGCATAATAGGGTGTATCGACGAGATTGACAAATAATTTTTCACCAAAACCACCATTGCCATGTTCCTTTAGTTTGAAAAAGTTTCCCATATCGTCATGGAGAGGTGTCTTCATAATTATTTTTTCGGAATCTGGAATGATTCCAAAAAGTTTTCCACCAGGTTTCATTCTTTTTTTTATTTCACGGATGGAATCAAAAAACTTTTTTTCAGATTCAAAAATGTAATGAAGAGAAAAGTTGAAACAGATCAAATCAAATTTTCTATTCGGACAATTGAAAATATCTCCTTGATAAAAGTTGACTCGTATTTTCAAATTTTTTGCTCGAGTCCGAGCTTCTTGAAGGGACACTTCATCGGGATCACACATATTTATGTTAGCCCCAGCATGTCTCCACTTTTGAAGATCACCACCACACCCACAACCAACATCTAAAACGATATCACCTTCGTGAGTCACTGACTGAATCAGTTCCTTCTTGAAGGTGTTATGAGCCCGACGGATCTCTTCCATAATCCTATATGTTTCGAAATATTTAACCTACTTAAGTTTGAAAAGGCTTAAAGTTTTACACTGTGGTATACACATAATGGGTTCTCTCGAACAAGATTACACTACCGTCCCCGGTCAGATCTATGCGTGTCTTTCCATCGTCGGCCCCGAGTGCCCTCAGAAGAATGAGAAGTTTGGTATCAAGATTCGAGGGTGCTTCAACACCCGTGGTGAAGCGGAGAACCACGCGAAGCGTCTTCAGAAGGAGGATGCTACCTTCGACATCTACGTCGTTGACATGTACAAATGGCTACTGATCCCTCCCGACTCGGATAAGATCGATGACGTGCATTACACGAACGACAAACTGGAGGAACTCATGCAGGGCTACAAAGAGAACCAAGCCATGGCTGCCAAGATGTTCGAGGAGCGTAAGCGGGACATGATGGAGACCAGTAACCATCTGAAGCCTGGTGACGAAAACTCCAAGTACTACAACAAGCCAGATGAAGCTCCTATCAGCCACCCCGCGGAGGTTCTCGAGCGTCTTCAGAAGGAAGAGCCCGACACTCCTATGGAGGAACTGGTCAAGAAGGCTGACGACATTGTCGCTGCAGAGATCAAGGAGAGACAGGCGAAGCGTGATGCTGAAGCCGAGCTGGAAACGGTCAAGGAATAATTAAAAATATATATACAAGGTAAGAATGTTTAGTGTGTTGTTGAATATCATCACACTCATCATCGTTTTCTTTGTGGCGTACTTCTTTTTCACATCACCTGAAAATGTCAAAAAGAAGATGAACACAGCATCTGAAGTTTTAGCGGCACAACTCAAGGACCCAGTAGTTACGAGTCGTGCGTATTTTACGGAGCGGAAGAAGGGATCGACTGGATCCTTCGTCGGTAACTTTCCCTGGGAAGAGAAGGAGTGGCTCCATGGATACCCACTTAGCCAGGCCTGAGAATCACGGGTTGCATGGTCTTACCCATGAAGAATCCCAATAGGAAAACGACGAAACCGACGATCCACGTCGTCTTGTCAACCTGTGAAAAAAAGTCAGCCTTGGGCTGTTCAGGGGGCTGTTGATACATCTGAGGAGGCATCATCATCATGGGGGGTTGTTGGTAATAGTCTTGTTCAGGTTCTTGATCCTGTTCGGGGTCGTGAACATCTTTATTGAATTCGATGGGGTTGCCGATGTCTGCTTCCATATCTAAAATCACTCTTCATTTTTTTAAGCGTGAAATTCCTCATCTTCGTCGTCGTCATCATCGACGACGAAATCCTTGAGATTTCCGTTTTCGTCAGCGTCTTCATCTTCATCATCCGTAAAGTCATCCTCGGAACCAAGTTCATCGTCAGTATCCATATCACTGTCATCTAGGTTACTGTCATAGTCATCTTCAGCGTAGTCATCCTCCACGTCTTCCTGTGGAGTATACACTTCGGGTTTCTTGATGCGGCGACCAGATCTGGAAATCATCGCTTCTATTATAGCCTACTGTTTAAGTATTTAGGATGAAACGCGGCGTCGACGTTCATGAGCTGTTGTTCAGCGTAATACCCTATTTGTTTAACGAGTTCATGTATATCTTCCTGGAATTCGCTCATTATTCCGACGTCTTCAAGGTGTTCTAGGGCTATATAAAGAAAGGGTGTTGCATTTTCTGGTGTTCCAATATGTTTTTTAAATAATGTTATGTTCGTAGTGAAGGCGTAAAAACTATCTGGATCCAACCCCGAATATTCATGAGCTTTCTTCACGAGTACATCAATCTCATCCATCTTGACGGCTCGCTTCGTGAGTAGGTTTGACAGGTAGGTTGACGCTAACAGGAGTACACTCGACATCTTATTTTGTGTCCGGAAATAAAATCTCTTTGGATTTTTTATTGAGGAGATACCTCCTGGGTTTCCCAGTACATTTGGAACACGTAAAGTCGATACCTGACTTATCAACAGTGAAGTGACACTCGGCACCATGTTTCATGTCACAGTCTGTGTCTGACACATTGATGGTATACTTGTTCCTATTCTTGGTCACCGATAGAACGTTGGTTGGACGAATACAGTTGTTGATGTAGGTGTTCATAGCTTCGACCGCTTCTGATGTCTTAATCTTTTGTTTGGGAGGGGGTGTTGACGTTCGACTGGGTAATGGTGTATCATCGTAGAACTTGTTGATGATCCTATCCGTCAAACGATGTTCTCTTCCTCTGAAGTCTGCACAGAAACCATGTCGACGACCTATGATCGTCTCACAGTCACAAAAACATTTCTGTGAGATCGAACCCCCGACCATGTGAAACCAAACATGATTCGAATTGTGGGATCGTCCAAGGTTTTCACAATACTTCGATGTCGTTGAAATCAAAAACTGCTTCTTATGTGTGAAAATCTTCGTGACTCTCGCATCTTCCTGACCTTCCATGTTCTTCCGGATGAAGGTTTCTATATGAGCAACCGCTTCTGAATCCTTGAACTCATCCTTCATCTGAGACTGTGAGAACGACCCTTCTTTCTTCTTCTGACCATCGAGTTGGCGGATGGTGACAACTTCTTTGACATCTGTTCGGACCATCGTTTCCCTGAGTATATCGATCGTTGGATCCTGGGAAATCTTCTTCATGATACACATCACGGGTCCATAGACATATCTGAACAAGGGTACGTAGGGTGATTCTGTAATCTTACCCGTCTGTTCGCAGGCTGCACACCCCTGACCGTTACAATCGATATGCTTACCCTTCTTGAAGGACCATGGGATCCTGAAACCACTCCCCTTGTAGACAGACCGGTCGATCACCTTGTCCCATGACACTTGTTTGAATACCGATGTCAACGTCGCGATGATATGATCACGGATGTTCAAGGCACCTTCTTGATTAACGACAAACCCCGACCAGTTCAAATGTACACCGGTTTTAATGAGGTTGTTATCCGTCTTCTTCGGCCTGGCTATACATACGACACAGTCTCGACCACCCAGTGTCTTCACCTTATCACAGATGACTCGACAGATCTTCTCTACACGTTCAAGTTCGAGGGCTTCTTGATCCTTGTAGTCGATGTCCAGAAAGAAGTTATAGGTTGGTGTCTTCTGCTCCACCAGATACATCTTTTCTTTATTCTTCACGGCTTCCACGTATTGTTCACAGAATTCGTCAAGCTTGTTGAATGGAATGGAAAGAACACCACCATCCATGAGGACGTGCGACGTTGATTTCGCATTGTTGAATTTGTTCTTCGAGCACCAGCTCTTGAACATACTTACTCTGGTATAGCGGTATTCTTTTAATCCTCTTGTTGGCAATCGTACAGGATCGATCGCATACACGAGACATCCGCGTGCTCTTTCTGGTCTTCACTTAAGTTCTTTTTAATAACAAGAAGTTCGTAGACCGTCTGGTCTTTGACACTCTCTACGTACTGTTCGGCACGACGTTCAGTGTATGCTTTGTTATCAATAAGAAGATCTCTGATCTGCTTCAAGATGTAAGTCTTTGACTTCATTCTATTTTATACAGAATGTTTTTCTATTCAAAGAAGTCACACATGAATAAAATTCGGGGTTTTGTATGACATTACGAATGATGAGATCCCAACGTTTACGAGTGTTAAACTCTTCAAGAGTATCGAAACTCATGAAATCATTTTCATCGTAGGTTTTCTTGATGGGTTCTTTGTTGATTTTTTTCAAATTCGTCTTTGTCTTTTCGTCATTAAACTTCTTGATCATCTGCTGCTGATCGGCCCGCTTATAGTTGACGAAGAAGACATAGACATTATAAACTAATTCTACCGTCGGACTCTCCCTGTGTATAAAACTAAACTCTGTATACTCCCCCTTCTTCAACGAGACAACACCCCGTGTCTCTTCTTCAAGCTCTCTGAGGGCACACCTCAATGGATTATAGATTTCCCGTCGTCGACACCCCCCTGTGACAAAAATCCAATCCTTAAATCTACGATCTCGTACGGTCAGAAACCGTGGTCGATCGTCTTCAAATGTGACTGGAATAGCGATCGCCTTGTATTTCTTCATTGCTCATTTAGCAAGTTATAATAAGCGAACATGTTTATTCCTCCTTTTTCTCCTCAGTCTCAGGCTTTTTCTCCGCGGGAGGATCCACGGGTTCGATCGTCAAGTTCTTCATGAGGTTCATCGAAAAGGTTTTCACGGCGTGGACATCCTCCTTCGTCTTCTTCATATCGTTAAACATGTAGGCCATCACACCCAAACAAATGATGACACCAGCAATGAGCATCGTTTCACGGTCAAGAGCAAACATCTTATGTGTATTAGATGTCTATTTCTTTTAAGCGGAAATAATTGCACCCATGTTTGTTTTGCCCTTCTGGGTACAGGCATCTTCACCACCGATGAACTGGAGGCGTTGGTACCGCTCGGCTTCACATTGTTCCTGCTTCGGTTGGATCTCGACAATCTTTTCGAGTGTCCTGGACTTGGGATTGTAGGTCAATACAAAAACAGCTCCTAGTAAAAAGACAATCAACCAGAAGTTCATTTTACTAGTAGTAAAGATTATGTTACGGTACGAACAATTAGTTAGAGTACATCAAACCACCCATACCATTTTCGACCCGGAGAATATTGTAGTTGACCGCGTAGATGGTATCCTTGAAGCTCGTCGTCTCACTGACGATGCGGGCCGAATCGAGGCGGGAGAAGTTGAGGGACCCCGTGGGCTGGAGCTTGGACGTGTCCAGGCAGAAAGGGAAGGAATACAGGGACGCATCCGCCTTGGCGTTGGGCGAATGGTAGTAGGACGTCGCCGACGTGTAGTGGGGGTCGATGAACTTGAAATCAGTCACATCGGTACCGTTGATCTGAAGCTTGACACGGTTGGCCGCCGTGTTGACGCTATCGGCAGCGACGTTGCTCGCGGCGAGGAACTTGACGGGGTGGTTGAAGTTGAGCTCCTGGGTACGCCCGAGGGACGCCAGGGACTTCTGGACCTGCGTAATCAGGATCGCACGAGGATCACGGGCGAGGAGTTCACGCTCATCGGTGTCCAGGTAGATGTAGTTGGCGTGACACTCGACACGACGGACCGAACTGTCAACGTTGGCATGAGACTTCCACCGGATTCGGAGCTCGACATCGTGGTACTGGAGGGCCACGAGGGGAAGGGCCGACTGCCAGTTCTCACAGAAGGAGAAGCGAAGGGGGTAGAACTTGGCGGCGGTGGAGCCATCATAGAGTTCACCCGCGACGGACTTGGCGAGACCGGTCGCGAAGAGATTGGGGGCGATCTTGTTGGTGAAGAAGGCATCCTGGTCATCGATGACCTGGCCACCGACGAGGAGCTCAACCTTGTCGATCATGGTCGACCAATCGAGGGCCTCGCAGGCGTTGGAGGCGTTGTTGATCGAGGTGAAGTAGGTGTAGCCGAGAAGGTCACCCTTACGCTCGAAGCGAACGGTGGACATACCACCCTGGGAGAGAGCACCCTGAATGACCTGACGCTCGACAGTTTGGGAAAAATTGGTGTGACGACGGTAGGTGGAACGGAAGAAGCTCACCTCGGGATCACCAACGAGGTGGGCATCCTGGGCCCCTACGGCAACAAGTTGGGCAATACCACCAGACATTTTATATTATATGGAGAGTTTATTTTTCTTACAAAGTGGGATGCAGTCCACTTTGGAGGAAATGTGTTTTTTTCATGTACGACCAGAAACATTCAGTCTCAAATCGGTAAGGTACACTCAACATGAGCCGCCTTATAGTCACCAACATCCTTGATTTCATGGGTAACTGTCTTTGTTTGAGGGGTATAGAACGATTGGAGATTGGAAGTCACTGGTTCGACGACCGTGACCGTATACTCCGAGCGTTGTTCGGGAGTGAGCGAGGCGTATTGCTGAACTCGAATAGAGGTGTTCGATAATTCATGGAAAAAGGATGTGTATCCGGGTGTCACGACGAGATTCGAGTCGAGAGCTTCATAGGCACTCGCAGAGATGTTGGAATACTCGGTGGTCTCAACTACCGAAATATTCGAATAATGGGTCACAACCTTTGTGTACTCGGTGTGGACATTGGCATCGTACCGATCTGAAGATACGTTGGAGTAGCTCAAAACGGGTGTGTACCCCTCCACTTCTATGGGGGACGTATTGCTTCGCAACACGGCTGTGTACCCTTCTTGGGCGGTGTCCGAGTTGGAGTAAACACTCACACCATCATACACAACAACGTTAGAGTAGTGGGAAACGACGTTCCCCGTGTAGTATGAAACAGAGTTCGAGGTCCAGTAGGCATTCTCAGTGTACCCTTCTTGAGCCGTTTCACTTGTGGTGACCACGTTAGATTGGGTGACACTCACAATGTTGGAGTAGTACGTCTCCGTGGTGGACGCCGAAAAGTCACAGGCATCCTTGATGGTCACGACAGCGGGCTCACCCTTTGTGAAGTACCCGGCTGTGTTCGACAAAACGAGACTGTCACCAGCCTGGAGAGACCCATTCTCGTTGGTGACCCAGAGCTTCGTGGACCCATTTTTAATGGTACATGTCGTATTTATTATTCCATCGGGGCGTGTAGGCCATGCTATTTTACCTAGATCACCTTCAAAAGCCATCTCATTTGACAGAGAAGATGTTATGTCCCTGAGTACATTCCTATATTTTATCCACTTTTGTTTTTCGTCATCTGATGAGTGATTATAGTCAAGTGTCACGTACTTGTCACTCTCATCTAGAAGTTTATTACGATGACGTCGCACGCAATCCCAAAATCCAACACTCGCGTCAGTCATATTATAATAGGTACATATTTTATTCGGGGGCTCTTATCCATACATGAACGTAGTCCCAATCAGTATAATTACTTAGTAGTTCGCCACCAGAACTACCACCATCATTTGGTGAAAAAACACGAGCGTATATGGCATACGTATGACCATTATTACTATTCTCGTGTAATATCCAACCCGATGTACCCTTATTACTGTCGTTGTAAGAACCAGTACCAGTACCCGATTTTGAAATAGTAAATGCCCATCCAACCGACGCGACAAAAGTACCAGTTATAGATGTATAATTTATACCATCATCTGAAACTCTAGGATTACTCGTACTTGGACCATAACCATTGTCTCCCCTGGTTTCATCAAAAGCGTTGTTTAGACTTATACCTGTCCATATACCACCTACTCGGCCACCAAAATCGGATCTCCATGGACCCACGGAACCACTCCCATTCCCTCCATGTACGGTTACCATTACTTCTAAATCATATCCTATATTATCGGGTGCCATTATACCTATAGGGACTGTGAAACTAGAACCGAGATCACTCGGATCACCCACTACAGTCCTACTAAATATATTTACTCCATTAAAATCGTCATTCCGATTTATTCTCGCGAAACACATCCACTTACCCCCATACCAATTAGGATCCATGTTACAATACATACGGTATATGTCTCCTTCTGGTCCCAAACCTCCCGATGTTGGTGCTCTACCCCTAATTGGATAAAAACCCGTACCGCGATATCCCAGATTATAGAAGGTCGTCGCACTTGCTCTTGCTTGAGGTCCTATAATCCCCGAAGATACTATATCCCCCCGCACATCCAAAGCCACTCTTGGCACTTCCCCATCCCCTAAGCCGATCCCGACCCGAGTCTTCGAGAAGTTCACCACGTGGTGGCCCTCGTCGCACCGACCCATATCGTAGAGGGTCTTGACCTCTTCGGCGGTGAGGGCTGTGTCCCAGAGTTTGAAGTTGGAGATGGAACCATCTAAATCACTTGCCGTGCCCCACGGAAGTCTACCTAACATCAAAATTCTATCTCGGTTCGCATCAAAATTCAATGCCCCACCTGTACCGGCAAAAATATTAAAAGCATATTCAACTCCGTTTACATAGATGGTTTGACTCGTAGCCGAGCTAACACCACCAGTATAGACGCATGTGATATGGTACCATTGTCCAGTCGCGACTGTGAAATTACTTGTATGAGCATCTGCGTCGTAGAGGTACCACCTCAGGGTTGGAGACGTATTATTGAATGCGAGTGTTGAAGCACTACCCACAACACTAGATGCTTGACCCGTGCGGTCGCCTATATTCCACACGGCTTCTTCACCGTCTATTATGTCTGCCTTGACCCAACAAGAAACACTGTGTATCCACTCACCCTTTACCTGGTGACTTGGGAGCTGAACTTCTGTGTAATCTCCAGAACCGTCAAACCTAAGAGCCTTCTCATTCGCATCATAGTATGCCCCACCGAATAATGCACCATGAAATCCCCTCCCACTCGTGTCCCGCACAGCCCCCTCAAAGGTGGGGTTGGTCGAGGTATTGTATTCCACGACGAGTCGGTCCCGACGGGGTGTATCGTCCGCGTCGAGAGCCGGCCCAATTCGGGGAACATTGAGGTTCTTGGTGAGGGTCAGTTGGCCATCGTGGAGGACGGATTGACCCTGCTCACGGGTGCCGAAATAGCGGAGTTCGCCAATGGCTACATAACTATCGGGGGTATAACCAGGGTTTTGTAAAACTCTCTTTGTTGGCTGGAGTCTAAAGTATGAGTATGGTGTTATTGAATTAACGTGTAAAGTTTCTATGGCACCCGAAGTTTTTAAAGATTTATATGTAAAACCTGTAAAAGATGACAATAAAGTCCAGTTTAACCCATCATTACTCCCCCACACATTACCAGCCGCGGGACCACTGGTATAGCCGTATGTATTACCAAGAGCTCCCCGACTCTTAATTGCAAGACGATCTAATATAATCTTATATGGAAGTTTGAGTTCTAACCATTCGCCATACACACCATTAATATTGGTCGCTACAGACGGATCTACATCGACATTGGTATTTAGTGTGTAGATACTATCTGCAGATAACCAAGCGTCGTAGTTATCGGATGTCCCGGTATGATTAAATGACTTCCATCCCGGGTAAGTATTTAAATCGAGATAACTACTCGCACTCACACAAAACTCCCCATGCCCCTCAAAGTAGTTCTTGTAGCCGGTCATGGGGCTGGGAGGAAATTCTTCCAAGTTGTGAGGTTCATCCGCCACCGCCAACCTTCCTTGAGGTTCCGTCGTGCCTATCCCGAGTCGACCTTTCTGTAAAGTCATCGAGGATTTCGCCCGTCCGAACTCGTCCTTTTGGGCGTCCCAAATCTCGAGGGCTTGGTCCTCCCCCACGAACTTGTCGTAGACCCTAAAGTTCGCCACTCGGTCGATGTTCCCACCACCGATCTGGATGGGGACGGAGTCGACACCTGTGCCGTAGAATTCTAAATCACCTAAACCAACATAAGAAGTTGTGCCAGCAGTTTTTGTTATTACAATCGCAAACTGATTATACGCAGTGGTTGATGTATCTGCATCAATAGTCGTAAAAGTACTCGTATTAATATTCGTATTATCAACCACGTCTAAAACTTCATTCCAGGATGTCCCGGTATCCGAACCATAAATTTTAAAACTTCTGGGTACTTCAGGGGCACCGGTATTTCGTGCTACTATTGAAATTTTAGTCATCAAAAGTTTGTGTGGCAATGTTAAAATCACATATTCACCATATGGTGTAGAGGAGTGTAAACGGGATGATGCAACACCTGTATTGTAAGTTGGATTGTATAAATTTGTAACATTTTGCGATAACCACCCTGTTGAGCTTCCACTATTATCTTCATTAAAAGCTTTCCACACTGGATAATTTCCGTCAAAGTATTCAGTACTCGCACTCGCCACATACCCCCTCTGAGCCGGACCAGTCATCGCAATGTGCGGATACTTCAAGACATTCGTGGGATCGGGAAGGCGGACCAGGTCGTTCTCGCGGTGGCCGTAGATTCTCATTATGTCGACACGAGTATAAG